AGAAGCCGCAGCAGTCGCAGATGATTTGCGAGCAGAGTTACCCGTAGGTGGCGGCGGCACAACAGTCAACGCAACATTAGGTTCTGTTGGCGTTAGCGCGTACACAGCAACAATCATTGCAGCACAAAACACGATTGTTAATGCAACGCTGGGCACTGTTGGCGTCTCTGCGTTTGATGCAACGGTTGTTAATTTAGCGAGCATCACAACAGAGCCGCTAAAAAACAACACCGGCACAGTGTTAGCGTCAACAGGGTCGATTATTGCGACAGTTTACGACCTAACAACAGGCGCGTTAGTCGTAAGAAAAACAGGGTTAACGTCTGATGGCTCAGGTGTAGTAACGTTTTCAGACGCAGCATTAGTTGCTGCAACACAATATTTAGTCACAATCACGATTGCCACCGCTGACGGCGTGGCTCGTTTAACAGCGGAGTAAAATCATGGCACAAGGTACATTTACATTATTTAATGAGTTTGCAGAGGCAATTGCAGATGGTCGTATTGATGTTGATACGCATACGTTTAAGGTCGGGCTGGTAACATTGCAGGTCGGCGGAACGCCAACTATTGCGGCTACAGATGCGGTTCCGTGTTGGGGTGCAGGTGGTACAACTAACATTTCAAGCTCAGAAGTTGCGGCGGGTGGCGGCTATACGGCTGGCGGTGCAACGCTTGCGTCTGTTACGTGGTCGCAAACAGCAGGTGTGGCAACTTTCGACGCGGTTGATGTGTTGTGGACAAGTTCGGCGTCCGGCGACCCTGCAACAATCAAGACGGCGGTAATATACTCTGACACGGCAACAAATAAAGACTGTGTTGGGTTTATTGACATGACGGCGGACGGCACAACGGCTATCAGCATGTTGACCGGGAATGTTGGTATAACGTGGAATGCTTCAGGCATTTTCGCTTTGACGGTTAACGCATAATGTCAATGCGCGTATCAGCAACGCCACTTATTGCAGACAGCTTGATTGTAGGCGTGTCGGGCCATGGTGTGCTTGCTGAAAACGTACCGTCTACGGGTGAAAGTGGACCAGGCTATCTCTACAACGACCTTGATCTGCCGACTGACAACGGTAAAGAAGTGCGGGGTGAGATAGTCGTTTGGCCTAGCACTGGCACGTTAGCAGCTAACGAGGACTCAAGTTTCGAGTTTACTGGCGCACCGGATGGCGCTTACACATTCCAATACCAACTTTATGTTGACGGGGTATTAACCGGCTCGCCTGCAACGGTGGATTTGGTTGTCGGTGGCGCAACCACTGTTAGTGCAACGCTGGCAACGGTTGGTGTTACAGCGTACCAGGCGACAATAGTTACCGGCAACAATACGACGGTTAATGCAACGCTCGGCGCTTTAAGCGTTACTGCTTTTGATGCAACGGTTACGACCACGACTAACGTTACAGTCAACGCAACAACAGCAACGGCCAGTGCTACAGCATACCCGGCTTCGGTCATGGTCGGCGGCAATGTAACAGTTAATGCAACGTTAGCAACGGCAACGGTTAGCGCATATCCGGCGACAGTAGTTACCAACACGCCGACGATTATCAACGCAACTCTAGCAAGCGTTGGCGTTACAGCGTATCAAGCATCAGTTGTAATCGGTGGTGTGATAACGCCCGCTGGTCGGACATTTACAATAACCGCAGGCAATCGTACACTAACGATAATGTAGTCAAACAGATCATTTACAGTAGCGAGCGCATAAACATGGCTTACGAGCGGCTAGAAGACAAAGACCCTGACAGCGTTGTTGATTACATGGCGTCCTGGGCAACATGGCTGGGGGCAGACACTATATCGACCACAAGTTGGCTGGTTAACGGCGTAGCTATAGCAGCAGGTGAGACAGTCGCAGGGCTAACGCTCGATAGCAAGTCAGACACGACGACGACCGCAACGGCTTGGTTAAGTGGCGGTATCGTCGGGAGTCTGTATAGATTAACGTCAAGAATTGTAACAGCAGGCGGAAGAACGGAAGACAAAACCGTCGAGATCCTGTGCGTCCAGAAGTAAATATTCCTAATATAAAAAAGGAGCGAAAAAATGGCGAACGGTAAACCAGGGATGCCACCACACGTGCCGACGAAACAGAGCCGAGAAATAGTATCTTTGCACACAATGGTTGGGTCAACACAAAAGATCATCGCGGACATTTTAGAAATTGACGTTAAGGTTTTGCGGAAGTATTACAGAGCAGAACTAGACCTATCCAAAGCAAAAGCAAACGCAACTATTGGCGGGGCGCTGTTCAACAAAGCAAAAGGTGGCGACACAAGCGCCATGATTTTCTGGATGAAAACTCAGGCTAGGTGGTCAGAACGGCATGAAGTGGATGTCACAACAGACGGTCAAGCGATCCCGCTAGCTATCAATTTCGAGGTCGCCGCCCCAGCAGGCGAAATCACGGTAACAAATGCAAAAGCTGATAGTTAGTGCGCCGCAAAATATTTTTTTAAATGGGCTTAATACGAAGTATCGGGCATATGTGGGTGGGTATGGCTGTATGCACCCAGACACAAAGGTGCATACAATAGATGGCCTTATTCGTATCGCTGATATATCAAAGCCAACTCTCGTATTAAGTTGGAATCAGACAAGTCAAGAATTCCAGCTTTCTTTAAGTGGAGGCGCGTACCGGAAAGATAGGGCGAATCTTTACCGAGTCGTAACAACGCGTGGAGAATTTCTAGCAAGCGGGCATCACCGGACGTTTTGCGCAGACGGTAACTATCGACGCGTTGACTCTCTGATTGTTGGAGACGTGTTGAGCTCAATCTCTGAAAGCCTTCTTTCGACCAGTGCGGAACTTGACCTGAGATCGTTGCGCGTAGGTGATCAGCATTTGAATCAAACAAACGTAGATTTGATGGGTCGTTATGCAAGCGCAGCCCGTCGATATGGTCAACAACTTCTTGAGGGTCAAGGTAGCGGCCAATTTTGCGCTCAAGAACAAGGCGATGCTCAAGAATTATCCCGTAATTCCTATCTTTGCGTTTCCTTGCGTAAGGATGATCAATTGGAGCAGTCACAAGAGCATAGCCATCACAATCAATTCTGCGACCAAACTTATATGCAGGATTCTCTTGGCCAACCACAGCCCCCCGCGGAAGCCTTGGAGCGTCATGCTTTAACATTACCCGCTGAACATACTTTTGATTCTCCCCAAGAATTTGAGCAATCAATAGCGATTTTCGGACCCCGTCACACAGATCTAACACACGCTGTTCACGCGCAAGACCAGAACCTTTTTTCGGCATATCATCCCCCTTTGAGTGAGGCTATAATATTAGCGGTTACGGTAGAGGAATGCGAGGATTATTATGACATGCAAGTGCTCGATACTAACAATTATGTAGACGAGTTCGGTCATATCCACCACAACAGCGGAAAATCATTCGTGGGGTGCCTAGATGCGCTGATTTTTGCAGCTAAACACCCAGGGACAACACAAGGTTATTTCGCTCCGACATACTCGGCTATTCGTGATATTTACTACCCAACGATGGAAGAGGCCGCAGCGTTGATGGGTTTCGATACCGAAATAATGGTGTCAAACAAAGAAGTTAACCTAATTTATGGCGGCAAGCGGTACGGTACTATTGTCTGTCGCAGCATGGACAATCCGTCTTCAATCGTCGGTTTTAAAATAGCCCGCGCCCATGTTGATGAGATAGATACGCTGGCGGTTGAAAAAGCTAAAGACGCGTGGAATAAAATAATAGCTCGAATGCGTCTGGTGATTAATGGCGTGCAAAACTGTGTTTGCGTCACGACGACGCCAGAGGGATTTCTGTTTGTCTATGATAGATTCGCCAAAGATCCTACAGAAAGTTACTCGATGGTGCAGGCGTCAACCTACGAAAACGCCAAATATTTACCTCCTGATTACATTTCTACGCTGTTGGAGACCTACCCGGCAGAATTAGTTGATGCCTATATTAAAGGGCAATTCGTCAACTTGACAAGCGGGACAGTCTACAACTCATATAATCGCGTTAAGCACCGCAGCACTGAAAGCATCATAACAAACGAGCCGCTATTTATCGGTATGGATTTTAACGTAACGCGGCAAGCGGCTAGCGTGTGGGTTAAGCGAGCGGACGGCAAGCAGTGGCACGCGGTTGATGAACTAAAAGACATGTACGACACACCAGCAGCGATAAAGACGATCAAAGAACGATACCCAGGGCATGCAATCTATCTCTATCCTGATGCCAGTGGCGACAGCCGGAAAACGGTAAACGCTTCAACGAGCGACATTGCGCTACTTGAGCAAGCTGGTTTCAGAATCCGGGCAAACAAGAAAAACCCAGCGGTTAAAGACCGCGTGATTGCGGTTAATGCAGCGTTTCAGCACGGGGTATGCTATGTTAATGATAAAAATTGTCCTACAATTGCGACATGCTTAGAGCAGCAGGCGTATAACAAAAACGGGGAGCCAGACAAATCTTCCGGGAATGATCACCAAAACGATGCGACAACCTACCCGATAGCGTACGAGTTCCCGATTGTTAAGCCAGTGGCTAATTTAAACGTAACATTTGCGAGATAAAACATGCCAGTTAATGACAGACACAGCCAATATATTGACGCATCCCAGGCTTGGCAGATGGTAAGGGATTGCGTAAAAGGTTCGTGCGCCATCAAAAAGCGCGCAAATGTGGGCGATGGGGCAAACATCAGCGGCAACTCGATAGCGTCACTACCTGGTACTAGATACCTGCCAGCGCCAAACGCCTGCGATGTGTCGAGCGAAAACATAGAGCGGTACAGGTCATATCTGGCAAGGGCTGTTTTTGTCAATTTCACGGCAGCGACGAAAGAGGGTTTTCTCGGAATGGTTTTCCGCCGTGACTCTGAAATAAAACTACCAGCAAGCCTAGCGTATCTTGAAGAAAACGCCAACGGCGCTGGGTTAGCGCTCGACCAACAAATCAGGGAAACCGTAGGCGACACAATAGAGACAGGCCGCTACGGGCTGCTAGTCGATTACCCAGATGCAGAGCCGGGGCTGACAGCCAGTCAAGTCAGAGCAAGGAATCTACAAGCAAGAATCTTACCATACACAGCAGAGAGCATAATAAACTGGCGCTGTACTATTATTGACGGGCAGCGGCTTTTATCACTTGTTGTTCTGCAAGAAGACGTAGAGCTAGTAGATAGTGATGGCTTCGGCGCGGCAATGTCTGTGCAATATCGAGTCTTGATGTTAGTAGATGGCGTCTATGTCCAGGCTATCTATGACAAAGAAGGAAACGCCATAGGTGATCCCTACGTACCACGCAAATTCAGCGGGTCGTCATGGAATAGAATACCGTTCTTTTTTGTCGGCTCACAGAACAATGATGAATCTGTGGACAAGTCGTTGTTGTACGACATTGGCGAGCTAAACGTAGCGCACTATAGAAACTCAGCGGACTATGAAGAGTCCAGCTTTATGACTGGACAGCCTACACCGTGGGCATCCGGGCTAACTCAGACATGGGTTAGCGAGGTCATGGGCGGCAAGCTAAATATAGGCAGCCGGGCCGCCGTGTTACTACCGGAGGGTGGCGCGTTCGGACTGGCCCAGGCTAACCCAAACCAGATGCCACAGCAGGGAATGTTAGACAAAGAGACACAACTCGTTAAGATCGGCGCTAACATTATCAGCGACATGTCCGGCAATATGCGCGTTGATCAGATCAAAATGATATTCTCCGGGAAAACGTCAAAGCTGGCGCTACTCGTTAGCAACGTAGAACAAGCGTATTACAGCGCTCTTGCTGCATGTGCCGAGTTTATGGGGTCAAGCACAGAAGAAGCCGAAGTTAAGATCAATAAGGAATTCTTTGATGCTAGCCTTGACCCACAGCAAGTAATGGCTTCAATAGCACTACTGGACCGTGGCATCATAGCAGCCCAGGATATGAGGTGGCAGCTAAGAACCGGCGGGCTAATCTCTCACGACAGGACAGATGAGGATATTGAAGCAGAAGCTGAAACAGCAGATCCAATGTTATGAGTAAGTTTTTAGCAGATGCAGCCACGCGGCACGCTATTTTAGTGCAACGCTATGCAGACGGGCAGGCAATTGAGGCCAGTCGCATCGTTAAAGATGTTGCTAAATCTATCGCTGAAAAATTGGCGGTAATAGATGAGCTTGGAAACTCTGGTCAATTGACTATGACGCTTGAGTCAGTGCAACGGATCATCAATATAGGGTTTCAAAAGATGACATCTGATACGATGGGGACGGTGAGCGAGTTCACCGCCGCAGAGGTGTCATTTTCTGCAAACATGATTCAAGTCGCTGCCACCGTGCCTCTTGTTGTGCCTGATGCCGTAAGGGTTGAGGCGGCAATATTGCGGCAGGTGATGGACGCCCCAGACGGCAGGGCGAAAATTACAATAGCTGAAGCTCTGAACCAGTTTCACCAAGCCAAAAGCGCCGAAATACTACAGGTTATTAATGATGGGGTACTAGAGGGATTAACCGGCGCTCAAACTGCTGAAAATGTGTCCGAACTTGTCACAACGCGAACAAAGCGGCAGGCTGGGACACTAACGAGAACTATTATTAATCACGTTAGCAACCAAGCGCGCGCCGAAACGATAGCTGAAAACCAAGGCTTGCTTGATGGGTATCGGTGGCTATCGACTCTGGACTCTCGCACAACGTTGATATGCGGTGGAAGAGATGGCATAGTTTACCCAATTGGTAAAGGCCCGTTACCTCCGGCCCACTGGGGCTGCCGTAGCACAACGATTCCTGAAATCAAGGACGAATTCAGTCTTTTTGACACCGAGGGCAAGCGCCCCTCTGTTGGGCCCGGCGGTGCCGAGCTGGTATCTGCTAAGACGGACTATGGACAATGGCTAAAAAAACAGCCAAAATCATTTCAAGTTGAGGTATTAGGTAACACTCGCGCAAAGCTTTTTAGGGATGGCGGGTTAAAAATTAGCAATTTCAGGGATGAAACGGGTAGAATATACACACTAGACGAACTAAAAGCGCTTGAACCAATGGCGTTTGAGAAAGCGAACATCTAACGCGGTTTGTGACCGCACAACTAAAGGCCCGTGGCCGGAGTTAATAGCATGACAGATCAAGCACCAACACCAGCAACAGAAGAAGTTAAACCAATCGACCCGGCAGAGTACAACGCGCTTTTACAAGAACGCGACGCAATGAAGGGCAAGCTAGAAGAGCTTTTGACTGAAACGAAAAAAGCGAAAGAAGCACGGCGTGAAGCTGAAAACATTGCCCAGCGTGAAGCTGATGAGCGCGCAAGAAAAGCGGGTGATTTTGAGCAGTTGCACAAATCAAGCGAAGCTGAACGGCAAAGGCTGCTGGACGAACTGGACGGGATGCGCTCAAGTGTCGCAAACGAGAAACGCGACAACGCAGCTATGAAACTGGCTACTGAACTAGCAGATGGCCACAACGCCGAATTGTTAAAAGAATTTATAGCGCGACGACTGAAATACACAGACGACGGGCTGAAAGTTACAGACAAGACAGGTCAATTGACCGTGTCGTCTATGGCTGATCTGAAAAAAGAATTTGAAAGTGATGAAATGTTTGCATCACTAAGAAAAGGGAATCAATCATCCGGGGGTGGTGCTCTTGGGTCAGGTAAAAGCGGCGGTGCCGAAGGTGTGAAATTTTTAACTCGCGGCGAATTCGCCACGCTGCCCCCGATGGCGCAAATGGCGCACATAAAAGGCGGCGGTAAAATTACTGATTAATGAGGATTTAAATAATGGCTAATACATTAACTAACTTGGCCCCGGATCTATACGAAGCACTAGATACGGTGTCTCGTGAGCTTGTTGGCTTTGTGCCTTCAGTGACCATGGATACCAGCGTAGCCCGTGCAGCGGTTGGGCAGACTGTGAGGTCCCCTGTTGCGCCCGCATCAGCAGCAAGCAACATCACCCCAGGCGTTACGGCTCCAAACGATGGTGATCAGACGTTCACCAACAAAACCATCACCATCAGCAAGGCGCGTGGAGTTCCTGTCAGATGGAACGGCGAAGAACAACGCGGCGTGAATTCAGGCCCAGGCTATAGCAATTTGCTACAAAGCCAGTTCGCGCAAGCTATGCGTACTCTCACAAACGAGATGGAATCAGACCTGGCTAGTTTGTACTCAGCTAGTTCCCGCGCGTATGGCACAGCTGGTGCTACGCCGTTTGCTTCGAATCTCGTTGATACAGCAGAGGTTCGCAAGATCCTGGCAGATAATGGCGCTCCGCTTTCTGACCTGCAATTAGTGATCGACACAACCGCAGGCGCAAAAATGCGGACACTGACACAGCTCACCAAGGCGAACGAGGCGGCTGATTCTTCCTTGTTGCGTCAAGGCGTCTTGCTTGATGTGCATGGGATGCAGATCCGGGAATCTGCACAGGTGGCTAGTCACACCAAGGGGACTGGTACCAGTTACACATCGAACACGGCAGGCTATGCCATCGGTGCAACGGCTATCACGCTGATCACTGGTTCCGGTACTGTACTGGCCGGGGATGTTGTGACGTTCGCAGGCGATACTAATAAGTATGTTGTTGAAACTGGTGTTGCGGCGCCTGGCGTGATCACCTTGGCGGCACCTGGTTTGCGTAAGCCGTTGGCAGCATCAGCAGTGGCCATGACCATTGGTGACACCTACACAGCTAACGCGGCGTTCAGTCGCTCCGCTATTGTGTTGGCAACTCGTATGCCTGCCATACCGGAAGAGGGCGACATGGCTGATGATGCTATGACGCTGACTGACCCACGGTCTGGGTTATCGTTCGAGGTGCGGCTGTATAAGCAGTACAGGCAGATCAGATACGAGATTGCGGCGGCTTGGGGCTTTGCAAATATGAAGCCAGAGCATACGGCGATTCTGTTAGGCTAATCAAGTAACGGGCAGAAATGCCCGTTTTTTTAGAGGGTTATTTATGAGCATGGACATTGAAACAGTAAAAGTAAAAGACGGCCACGGCAGTTACTACATAATCAACAAAGAAGACTTCGACGATAAAAAGCACGAACTTTTTAAAGAAAAAGCAGAACCAAAAAAGCAAGCATAAGGCGGCGTCATGGCAATAATCGTTGAAGATGGTACAGGGCTAACTAATAGCAACAGTTATGCCAGTGAAGCCGAGTTACTAAACTATGCAACAGCTCGGGGCATTGCTTTGACCGCAACCGAGGCGGTTTTGCTTGTGCAAGCCATGGACTATCTGGAAGGCCGTGATTTTATAGGTGAGAAATTCAGCGAAGCCCAGTCACTCCAATGGCCGCGCTATAACGCTTGGGTTGATAATTTCTTGATCGGATCAGACGCCATCCCTCAACTGCTAAAAGACGCTCAATGTGAAGCGGCGATTGCCGTCGATGCGGGAACTGGCCCGCTTGCTACAATCGAGCGAGCAGTGAAACGCGAAAAAGTGGACGTAATAGAAGTCGAGTACATGGACAACGCAAACCAAGCGCCATACCTGCGAGCACTGGCAACAAAGCTACGCAAGCTAATAAAAGGCGGCGGCTCGATTAGGTCGGTGAGAGTATGACGTTATCAGCTACGGCAACTAGGTTACTTCGCGAAAAAGGCGAAGCGGTATCTATAAGCTATGTGACAGCAGAAGTGAGAAACCCGGCTACTGGCGAGATTACGACCGCTGGCACAGTAACGACAATTACAGGGTACGGTTACCCTGGCCGTTTTATGTCAAATGAAGTTGACGGGCAGGTGATCAAAAGAACTGATATTAGGCTAGTCCTAAATTCTATTGGGTCAAGACCGGAACCAGGTTGGCTTGCTTTTTTGCAGGGGAAGAGTTTCAGAATTCTGGACGTGCAGCCAATAACACTGGCTGGCGGTGACATCATCTATATTTGTCAGTTGAGGGTGTAATGAGCAACCGCAAAATAAGCGCCGCACTATCAACGCACCTGAATTCAATGCCTGGCGGTGTACCGATTGCGTTTGAAAACTCAGGGTACACGCCAATAATTGGTACAACCTGGATCAGGGAATCTTTTTTGCCAGCGAACACGGCAACTGTGGGCATTGGAGACGATGACAGCAATGATTTCCGTGGAATATACCAGATCAGCATTTACACCCCGGCAGGGGCCAGTAAGTACGAAGCCCATCAATTAGTTGATCAGATAAGCACTTACTTTGCCCGAGGAATTAAGTTAACATTCGAGTCACAAAGTGTTAAATTAACCCGAGTTGACGTAGCTCAGGGCATGGTGTCAGGCGCTTGGTATATGACGCCTGTATCGGTCAGATATAGAGGTTTTGCAGATAATGGCTAGACTAACAGGCCCGTTTAATTTGCAGATATCGCAGTTCGCAGAGCGAGCCGGGCGTAATGCCAGGCGTGTGATTGAGACAACGCTATTAGATTTGTCTAAGCGGGTTATTCTACGCACACCAGTTGGGAACCCCGACTTGTGGCATAATACGGTTGTACCGCCAGGCTACGTTGGCGGGCAAGCTCGGGCAAACTGGCAAAGCAGCATAGCGAGACCGGCAACCGGAACGCTAGACACAGAAGACGCTACGGGGACGACCACAATTAACAACGTTGACGTAAGCAACGCACCAGGTAACGTGTGGTACTTAACTAACAACTTGCCATACATCAACCAGCTTGAGTATGACGGATGGTCAACGCAAGCGCCAGAAGGCATGGTAAGAGTAACAATTGCTGAGCTAGATCAGGCAATAGCAAGAGCAACTGCGGCGCTACGAAGGTAGCCCGATCATTTTTAAATAGAAAGGGGTTAAATCATGGCGGTAGATATATCATTAGGTACGGTTATTGCGGTTGTTGTTGGTGAACCTGCAACGTACGACTCAGCGGGTTTTGGAGCGCTAACATACGCAACGGTCGGAGAAGTAACAGCAATCGGCGAGTTTGGCGGCACGGCTCAGATCAATACAAACATCCCTCTGGCAACTGGGATTGTTAACAAGAGAGCAGGATCTTATGACTATGGTGACGCATCTTTAACAATCACAAGAGATTCAGCAGACACAGGACAAACAGCGCTTAAGGCAGGCTTTGACGGAGCGCAAAAGGGCAATGTTCACAGTATTAAAATTACTCAACCAGATGCAACGGTGCTGTATTTTACCGCTGTAATTACCAGTTTCACTATTAACATCGGTGACGCTAACGCTTGGCTACAAGCAGCGGCAAACCTTGCGTTGACTAACTCGGTTGTCGTGGTTTAATAAATAATGGCCGTTTTAACCGGCGGCCATGCCTTGAGGTTTAGATTATGGATTTAGCAAAGTACGACATAACACAAAAAGCAAACGATGGCGCGGATCTAGTGCTAGAGCACCCAGTCACAGGGGAGAAACTAGACGCTATTATCACGCTAGTTGGGCATGATTCTGATTTGTACAGTAACAAGATTAGAGACATTGCTCAAAAGCAGATAAACAACAAGTCAAAGTCAAAAAGCGTAGATTTCGCCAACGCTGAACGACAATCTGCTGAATTGCTCGCATCTTGTACTATCGGATGGAAAAACATTGAAGAAGGCGGGAAAGCAGTTCCGTTTTCCAAAGATGCTTGTTTCCAGATGTATTTAAAATACAAGTGGATTCGCGAGCAGGTTGACAATTTCGTTGGAGACCGTGGCAATTTTTTTACGGAATAGCCGAAAGCCTGGTGCTAAATGTTAGACACCGGGCATGGCTTGCCTGCACCCCTGAAAAAGAAAACCAAAGTCGATACGAAAAATACTCTAGCATCGACTCCCCGCTAGCTGAATTACCCCCTGTTGATTATGCAGCCTATCTCATTGATTATTTGATGGAGGTAGGACCTGTCATGTCCGGCGCAATGGGCCCGACACCGATAACATTTGGCGAAATACACGCATGGGCCAGCGTCACAGGCACAATTATTAACGCTTGGGATGCCAGAATGTTAAGATATCTCTCAAGATGCTACGTGAACGAGTTCCAGGACGCTAAGGACCGAAACAGGCCAGCGCCGTGGATAGACTCGATGCCGATTGAAGACAAGCGCGCGGCGGTTGTAGCAGGGTTTAAAGCATTATCAGACAGGGCTAAAAAATGACAGATATTGCGTCACTTCAGATTCGGGCAGATTCCAGGCAGGTCAGAACAGCGGATAGCGACTTGGGCAGGCTAAGCCGCTCAGCAGAGCGCGTGACTAAGGGGGTTATGGCGCTTACCGCGTCTGTGGTGGCCTTTTCTTTGTCTGCCGGTGGGTCTATTAACAAGCTGGTCGAAATAGAGCGCGAAACGGGCGTTCTAACAAGCTCTTTAAAAACCGTAACAGGATCGGCAAAACTGGCGGGCGAAGCTTTTTCAGCGCTTGAGGTGTTGGCTGGTCGCCTTCCTGTTTCTATCCCTGAGATTACCAACTCATTTATAAAAATGAGGGCTTTAGGTTTGCAACCAACCGAAGCCGCGTTAATTTCGTTTAGTAACACAGCATCAGCAATGGGCAAAAACCTCAACCAATTTGTAGAGGCTGTGGCGGATGCTGTTACAGGTGAATTCGAGCGGCTTAAAGAGTTTGGTATCAAAGCTAGCACGGAAACAGATGCCTTCGCTTTTACATTCCAGGGCGTAACAACTCGCGTAGGCAAAAACGCCAAAGAAGTTACAGAATTCCTTCAACAGATTGGAGAAGTAACTTTTGCTGGCGCAGCAGAAGAGCAAATGAAGACGCTTGACGGGAGAATAAGCAACC